CACGTAGATTTTGTTTCCATACTTTGTGATATTCACAACGGCGATATTCTTTAAACCAAGGGCCGCCTTCGGTGTAGTGTATGGCTTTGGGATTACCGTCCCGTGGTTCTTGATACCAACCTGCTAACCAATTCCACTCTGGGGCTAAATCTCCAATTTCTGAATCATCCAGCCATTGAAATCTATGTAGATACTGACCTGTTTGAGAATTTACTACATCGGGTGTTATCTGTTTGTTAGATAGATGAGCACAATTCCATAAAATCGCCGAGCTCCAATTTTTTCTTGGATAGGGCAGTTGCTTGCATCCGTCCATCTTTAGACCTTCTTTAGGAGTGTAGTCATGCTTGACTACCATCACTGCATATTTGTCATCGGCCTGTTTAAACAGCTCAGCAACATCGTCGACAAAAACAAAATCACAGTCTACAAAAACCGCCCAGCCTTGATAATTTGTAAGATAAGGAACTAAAAATCTTGTAAAGGTAAATTCTGTAGAACTCAAAGGATCGATATCTCTGGTATAGATACCGCTCTTTCTAAGATCTTGCTGTTTCAACGCCATGACTTGTGCTTGAGGTTGGTGTTTATATATGCTGTGTTCGCAGACTTGAAATGCAATATCTTCTCTAATATCATATCCTACAAAAATTTTCATTTTCTTTCGATATCCTCTTCAATGCATTGTTCGCCAAATTGAATTTCAATAACTTTCAACGGTGTATCGCTTTTGTTAACCAATTGGTGCCATTCCTCTCTACCGATATATGTCTGCATGTTTTTCATCACAAAGTTTTTCATCACCGTGTTGTCATCTGCATCTAGGGTGTTAATTGTTGCAGTGCCCTCAGTTACAAACCAATGTTCGTGGCGATGTTGATGACGTTGCATTGATAAACTACATCCAGGATTCACTGTGAGTTCTTTTAATTTCATACCCGGTCCGTCTTGGTGTAGTACACGATAGTAACCCCACGGCCGTTCAGTTTTAGGTGCCTTCCATTCTTGGAGAATCCACGAACTAGAATTCATTTTATTTTCGCCGCCGACTCCAAACACAAATTCTAAGTTGGTGTCTTGAATATCCATTTCTGGAATATTCTTATCTGTTCTATCGCCACCGTTGGCAAAGATAATTTTATCTTCTGGAAAATCTTTTCTAACTTCTAATATAGCACCTTTTGATGATCCGTCAATATCGTCAAAGTCGTAAACAATTCCGTCTACACATTTAATATTGTCTACGATATATGCTCGTTCAGAAAGGGGCATGAACGCCTGTCCCTTTTTTCTGTTAAGCCATGCATCTGAATTGAGCCCCACAAGGAGTATGTCTCCTAGTTCTTTGGCTGCTTGGAAGTAGGCAATATGCCCGGAATGAAGAGGATCAAATCCTCCGGTAACTAAAACAATCTTTTTCATGCAGATATTTATCTGCGTATATTATACAGTATTTAAAGACTGGCGTCTTCTAATCCGGATACTCGTAGTTTAACAATGTTGCTGAGATGCCATTGTTTCTGATCAAGCGCTTTGATAATGCCCAACCATTTGTTGCGTAACAGGGCAAAGTCGTTGATGATCTTTTCAAAATCCACAACGTCAGCTTCACCTTCCACGAACTTTTCACAGTCCCTAGAAGACAAAGCTCGTTGATAGTTTTCTAAATACTTGCGAAAATGTTGACTACGAAGCCTACGAAGTTCAATGTTTAAGTACTCAAGGATACCTTCAATTTCTTGAAGTTGATTAAAGCGTTCTTCCACGATGCCCGGCATTTGCGAACTTGCCTTCTCGATGTTACCCGCTATGCGGACATCTTGTTTTGCTTCGATTAACTCAGCTTCATAATAAGCCGCAGCATCTGGAATATTGCTTATATCTTTACTAACCTTGTCGTACCAATTCATTTATTCCTCTTCGTTGTAGCTATCTACATCATCTTCAATCTCTTCACCGTCGATGGCATACGTGATAGCTACGTCGAGAAAGGGATCTACTCCCTGCAGACTGTCTAACACACTTTCTTTGATACCATAGTCCAGCAATGTGTTTACAAAATCAGTGGCCACATCCGGTCTTTGTTTTTCAGGAATATGTCCAATCACCACATTCCATAGGTCAGCAATTAAATCTTCTTTCATTGAGCTTCCTCCAAGTCTGGTTCAACTGTAGTAGTTATCTCAGATGTGGTAATTTCTCCGTGTTTAGAAATATCTGCCATGACAATGTCTAGACCGTCTTTCTCATTGCGTTCCCATGCCTTGCGGAACTGCTTGATGATCTCACCGTCTTTGGTAGTGTATACAAGGCTGTTACCTTCTTTCTTGAGCATACCTTTGGCTTCGAACAAGTCGACTAATCCACTATATGGACTCATACCTGTTTCATAAGGAATCTCAACCTGAACACTTTCAAACGGCTTGGCATAACGAGTTTTCATGATCTTACAAGCAGCACGGATACCTTGCACAGTTGTTGTCTTATTGCCGTCTGCATCAAGTTTCAATTTCAACTTACGCATGGCAACCACGATCGAACTTGCATAGATGAATCCTTGACCGCCTGAAATTTTATCATCTGGATCAAACATGTCTTGACTCGCATATGTGTGATTGGTACATACCATGCCAATGTTGTAGGCTCCAAACATGTTAACGCAGTTTCGAACCAGTGCTGTCAGTGCTTTAGGCTTACGACCCATGTCACCTTTCATGTCCCCTGCCTGGAACTGGTTAACATCCGTGGGGGTCAGTAACATTCCCAACGAATCTATGATAAACAAGATCTTAGGGCGATCTGCTTCATCCATTGTTTTATATTCTGCAATGAACTCTGTGATGGTCTTTGCCACGTCGTCAATCATGGCCATGTTAAGTTTCAACAACTTGTCTGGACTTGTATCGACTCCGAGAGCGTGTAACCATTTTTCATCTAGCGCATTTTCTGTATCGATCAAGATAGGATAAATGCCTTGTGCCTGTGCGTTCTTGACTAGATTGCCTGAACAGATAAAACTTTTACCTGCACCACTTTCGCCTGCAAACACAGTAACCTTGCCCAACGGAATGCCGCGATCAAAATATCCGCTGATAAGATAGTTTAATGCGTAGTTGTTTGTACTAACCCAATCAGTTGGGTCATTGAAGCCAATACTTAAACCGTCGATAGATTTAGTAATTGACTTTCTAAATTTAGAAATATCAAATGCTTTTGCCATTATTTTTTTGCCCTGTTGAGAAATAGAGTGTGAGTTGCCTCACACTCTATGTTTAGTCTTACTGCTTCTGACGATTGCGAATCATGGCAAGGATGTCTTGCGCACGACTGTTGTCACCTGCGGGTGCTGCGGCAGCCGGAGCAGCGGTTGCTGCTGGTGCTGGTGTATCGTCAATGTGTTCATCAACTGGAGCAGCGACTGTTCTCGCAGCTGGCTTGTTAGGATCACCAGTGGCTTGACTCATACCTGCTGGTTTGAAATACTGACCCCAACGATCCATGTCGTAGGCTTCACCATCTACAGAAGCTTCAAACATTTCTTTCATGACCTTGAGTTCTACATCAGTGGGTTTCTTTGGTAGGAATCCGCTGAGATCAAACAGACCATGTGATTGTACTGCTGCCGATTCAACATCAGTCAATGAACGCTCACGACGGCTCCACTTTGAAGTAGAGTAGTCAGCAAAGCCACCTTTTGATGTCTTAGCAATACGGAAGTCTAGACCTTTCAAGTAGTCTGTTGGCAACTCATCCAATTCTGGATCCATCAACGCTGAACGGATAATAGCGTAAATCTGAGGTCCGATGATAAATCTACGGATAGGATTGTCTGGAAGTTTGTCTTCCTTGAGTGGATCTTCAACCACAAAGCCTTGGAAAATGTATGAACGCTTTTTCCAATACTTACGACCCATTTCCTCTAGTGATTTATCTTTGAACCAACCACGCACTTCTGATAGGATGGGACATGCTGTACCGTCGTTGTACATTTCCACACATGGAACCTGTACCTGTACTGATCTGCTGTCTGTTTCGCCCTTGATGCCAGCGAATGGCAATTTGATCATTGCACGTTCTACCCAGAAGAATGTGTTGTTGGGATTGCCATCAGGTAAGAAACGTACAACAGCTTCTTTGCCTTCTTGCATGTTCCAGTGTGGGTAAATTGCATTGTCTCCACCGCCGGTGGATTGTCCTGTGGACTTTGATTGTGCTTCTTGAAGTTTCGCACGGATTTCTGATAATGTTGCCATTTTAAATGCCTCCTTGTG